CGTGTTCACGAAACGCTCGCAGCCCCTTTCCTTCAGCCAGAGGTATGTGCTTCTGAACACATCCTCGGCACACAGATCGACACCGCTCTTCTGCGATGCCTTTAGAAAAGCCTTTACAGGAGGGACATCCTCCCCCTTGAATTCGGCTGGTTCAGGGAATGCTAGAACCATAGCTCCTGCTCCCTGGTTTATCTTATCCGAAAGTGCCTTCGGCTTTCTTCCGGCTCCTGCTCTAGAACCACCTCTGGAGGTTCCGTCTCGTGCCATTGTTTCACCTCCAATATGGCATTCTGTATATACCCTGTTTGATTTCCGATTTTTGTGCGTGACACTGGGGCCCTGCTATAACCTTTGACCATGCCGAGGATTTACCCGCCCCCTCGGGTCAGTATGTGTATACCTTCCGTCTGAACCGAGAACCATCCGCAATCGACTTCCTCGAGTGACATGACCAGCAGAGACTCTGGAAGTTACTCTCATCTAGTTCTGCTCCCCCGTCTTTCAGAGGAATCACATGGTCAACTATTTCAGCAGGCTTTCCACAACAGACACACAAAGGATGATCAATAAGATATTCCTTCCTGACCTTCTTCCATTCCGGTGTGTAGTAGAAGCTGTTGTGCTTCCTCGGCTCCGGCTTCGGTTCCATGGACCTATGGGCATCACAATATCTGCCATCGGTGAGGTTCGGACATCCTGGACAGGAACAAGGCTTCTTTGGTCTACGTGGCATTCTTTTTATTCTCCACAGTTTTCATGCTATATTGATTCTGCTCCGTAAGAGGGATTGCCATCAGGTTGTTCTGTCTAAACGACGTCTGCGACAATCGCAGCCCTACGGAGCCATTTAACAAAAAATCCAGGATGTTACTCCTGGACTTCTGCACTTTCTATTCTTCTGATGTCATCACGACCTTGGATCGGTTGCCATTCCTTCAGCCTGCTTCTCAGGGTACTGGTCGAGACGTTCAAGGCAACTGCAGCCTCTGTCACAGAATGGAAGACCTGCTGGCTTCTGTTCCTGTAAGTGACCACAACTGGATTTCCTCGTCTCATACCCTCTCCTAAAAGAAAGCCCAGCTTTTTCTCCGCCGGGCCTCTTTGCAATTATAGTTTATTCAGCACCGATTACTACAATCAAGTGAGATTTACTACACTTTTCACAGTATTCCATTCAATGTCCTAAGGGCATTCTTATGAAGATAGAAGGTATGTCTAAGCGAATAGCCCATTCTTCCAGCAATCTCCTCCCAGTCCATGAAACTGAGGTACCTCATCTCCAGGATTGTGCGGCACTCGATGGAATCGAGACGCTTGATGGCTGAATCAATTTCCTTCACTACATCGACGAGATGGAGGATGTCTCCTGCAATCTCCTCCTCCAGCGCCACAACCTTGATTGCAGCATTCTCAACTGCGGAACTCCTTGGGTTACCGGAACCCTTCGCTTCCTCAGAAAACGTCATGCTTGGACCCGGGGCAATCTCCCTCAGCCATTCCAGGCGCTTCTGCTTCGTCGTAATCTGACGGCGAAGGAAAAAGGCACGTGACAAGTATTCTTTAGCATCCATATACAATCTCCCTGATCTTTTTCTCATCGGCCTCAATGCCGCTCATCGCGAGAAGGTTCCTGAACCACTCGGATCCAAAGAATCTCTCAAGTTCCTCAAAGTCTGCCCTTGCAACCTTGTTGTCAGGATTGGCCTCTACCTTTTTCCTGACTTTTCCAACATCCTTGATTGCCGAATTGATGACGGCGGCAGCTAGGGATGACCAGTTCTGACTTACATTCATCTCTTCACCTCCGCCTTCACGGCTTCCATAAGCGCATCCTGAATTCCTTCCTTACGCTTCAGTGCTTCCATCACCTTCTCATCGACAGTTCCCCGGCAGATGATGTGATGGATGATGACCGTATCCTTCTGCCCTTGGCGGTGCAACCTGGCATTGGTCTGCATATAGAGCTCAAGGCTCCAGGTAAGACCGAACCAGATAAGAGTCGAACCACCTTCCTGCAGGTTCAACCCATGACCGGCTGAAGCTGGATGGATGATGGCGACAGGGATGTCTCCTCTGTTCCAGTCATCGATATCCTTCTCAGTCTTTATCTCCCTGACATCGAACCTCTCCCTGATGCGCTCGGCATCATGCCTGAACCAGTAGGCAACCAGAACCGATCTGCCGTTCATTCCTTCGATGAGGTCCTCAAGTGCATCAAGCTTCCGGTCATGGATGGTCATGTACCCACCATCCTGGTCATAGACAGCACCGTTCGACATCTGGAGGAGCTTCCCGGAAAGGGATGCTGCGTTGACAGCATCAATCTCCCTGTCCCCGATCTCAGCCACCATCTCCTTCCGGAACGTCTCGTATACCTTGCGCTCCTTCTCATCCATATCGACCATAACCTCGTTCACCACACAGTCGGGAAGACTCAGATAATCCGCAGATCTCATCGATATCGTGATGTTGGAGATCCGCTCATATATGGAATCCTCAGCACCTTCAATCGGCTTGTAGGAGAAGACCACTGCACCATTTCTCTTGTCCGGGACGAACCATCTCTGACGGAACTGGGTGATATATCTTCCCAGCCTCTCTCCCAGGTCAAGGAGACGGAACTCAGCCCAAAGGTCCGCCAAGCCGTTCGAACTCGGCGTTCCTGTCAAGCCTACAATCCGCTTCACACCTGGGCGTACTTTCAGCAACGCCTTGAACCTCTTCGCCTGATGGCTCTTGAAGCTGCTAAGTTCATCGATGACAATCATGTCGAAATCAAACGGAACTCCACTTCTCTCGACCAGCCATTCGCAAGCCTCTCGATTACAGATGAAAACATCAGCCTTCTTCCTCAAAGCCGCCAGCCTTGTCTTCTCATCACCGACCACAACCGAATAGGTCAGTCCCTTAAGATGATCCCACTTCCTGATTTCGGAAGGCCATGTCTGAAGTGCAACCCTGAGTGGTGCTATGACCAGCACCTTCCTCACCTCAAAGGAATCAAGGCAGAGGTCGAATACCGCACTCAGCGTTATCACGCTCTTGCCAAGTCCGCAGTCCAGGAACACAGCAGAGACCGGATGCTCCAGGATGTACCTGGTGGCAAAGCTCTGATAACTATGTGGTACATATTCCATCCAGCACCTCCCCGATCTGATCGATGCCATCAATGACATACACCCCGTACCCCATCGCAACCAGCTGTCTGATCCTCAGCCTCTGTACCGGTCTCGGCTTTCCGCCTGGACGCTTCAGTTCGATGAAGGCAAACTTCCCGTCAGGCATCAAGACCAAGCGGTCAGGAAGCCCATCCATTCCAGGAGAGACAAGCTTCACAGCCATGCCCCCTCTTTCCCTTGCTTCGGACACAAGCCTTCTCTCGACGTCCCTCTCACGCAAAGAACCCATCAGCCATCTCCTTTGCCTTGGCCTTCACATGTGCATCGGTTTCATTCCTTGACTCAATGTCCAAGGTTCCATAGAAGACATCCAATGCATCATCAGTGAGTTCCGGATGATCGGAGAACATGCTGTCCTCTGCCTTGCTGCAGACTTCATCAATTACACGAAGCGCCTTGAGCAGCTTGTCATTGTCCTTTGCAGAAAGAACCTTTCCGACTTCATCTGCAACCTTTGAACCTGCAGCCTTGAGGAGCCTCATCGCAGCTCCCGCATCCATATATGTTTCCTTTGTCCTATACTTCTTATCGACCATATTCACCTCATTTCACTTCTGTCCTTGGAAATGGGGTTTTGTCACACTGTCCCCTATATAGATATGTCTTCAGAAACAAATAGTTAGTTATATGCCGGAATGCATACATGCCTATTTGCGTAAAGATCTTGTGACAACGTGACAAAACCCTCCTTTCGCCGACAGAACTATCCGAACACCGCCGGGTTGACGGCATAGACCGCATTTTTCGGTCTTCCATTGCGACTTCTGTCAACGGAATCAACCGCTGCCAGACGGACATAACCATAGTCTTCCAGGACTCCGAGGACGGACTGGGCCTCATCGGCTGTACCGATCCATCTGCAGGAACGCATGATGTCCCTACGCGTTATCCTGGTCTTCTTCCATTCCTTCAGCTTCTCCAGAACCATCAGCGCATTCCTGAACTCAGACTGGACGCCCATCACCCCATACGCATTGACGGCATGGACAAGGAAGTACTTCCCGATTCTGACGGCATCCTCCATCACGTTCCTGCTGATGGACACAGGAGCATCATCCTCAAGGAAGGCATCCCCTACATCCCTCTTCAGGAGAGAGCATCTTGCGATGATGCCTGCGATGCGGAGCGTGTTGCCGACGAGTTTTCCAAGCCAGTCGGAATACATCGAGAACTCCCCCGTGAGCATCTTCTCGACCCAGTCGTAGTAGGATGAAAGGACATCCCTAGCTCCAGCTTCAAGTCTGATGACCGCAGCCTTTCCGCCCCTCTTCTCATCAAGAAGATTCCTTATCAGTGCCCTGTAGGACGAGTAGACCTTTTCCGGAATTGCCTCTGAATCGAGTGAACGGGTTCCTACCAACGACTTCGGATGCGCATACAGGAACCTTGCCGTGAGTCCCCTGTGTCTGAAGGTCCTGTTTCCCATCAGCTCTCCGATTACCACCGGTTGTACCGACAGCAGGATGGTGAGGCATGCTTCGTTCACCGTCACGGACTGACGCATGATTCTTTCAACGGAGATGTTCTCTCCTGAGTAAGCCTTGAGGAAGACATCGATGTTGACCTTGCTTGAGTAGGCTCCGGAAAGGACGTCGAAGATGCCTCCCTCAGAGGAGATGATGGAGATTGCCCCGCCGTTCTCCGCCAGGCTTTCGGTAAGCTTTTCCGGTGTGGTGTCATCGACATAGACCCTCATCGGCTTCACTTCCTCAAACTCCACAAGCCTCTTCACTGCGTCCCTCAGCGCATCATCGAAGTCAGCTGCAGCTTCCGTTTCACCTTTCTTCCTGCTCTGTGAGATGAGGCTGTTGCGCTTGTTCTCCAGCTTCTGCCTCGTCGCCTTGGACATCTCGAAGTCAACCCTATGGGCATCGTTGTACTCCCGGACATATTCATCCACCGGTCTTGATGCCAGTGAGATTACGGCAGACTTTCTCTCGGAAGGCTCCGCTATGATGACGGAATAGATGTTGGTAGGTTCATGCCAATCGCTTTTTCCCTCTACTCGATAGTTGTTGCGCATGCATGCAGACGCAACCGACAGGACGGCAACCGCAGCCATATCCACAGGTGTCTGGGTAGAGACTCCTACTGCAGACGCATAATCTCTGAGAGCAGTCGGGAGAGCATCGACTGGGAATCCAGGGAGTTCCTCACCAGTAAGTGGAAGAGGCTCATCCCAGGTTGCATCCATGGATTCCTCTGCAAGCCCATACTTCTCAGGAGGAATGTATCCAGGCTCGGATGAAACCTTTCTGTAGAACCTGAGCGCAGAGTTCCAGATCGAGCGAAGTTCCCCATCCTCCAAAGGTGGGTCACATCTGCTGTTGAGTTCCAGGAAGCTCTGGTATGCCTCCTCCGTATCGCCCAGTCTCTTGAGTACCCTACCGGCAAAGACAGAGAGGGTACTGTTGCGTGAGCCAACCCTTATCTTGGAAAGCTCAGCCTCGAAGTCAGGAGGATAGAGATAGTCGGTCATTGTCATGGTGCCCTGGATGTACTCAACCACAGGCTCTTCCGTTCCATAGAAGAACCTTGCGGAATCCATTGCTCCCCTGTCGAAATGCGGGAACATGGACATGACCTTTTCTTTCAGTCCCTTGTACTCCTGGTAGCTTCCCACCGGATCTATCTCGAAGAAGACATGGAAGCGAGGCCTGGCGGTCACAGTCCTAACAACCTCACCTGTCGCATCATCGACATAGAGCTTGTCCACCATATGGTGTCTGGAGAAATGGAAGGCGACGGTGACACCGGGAAAGGCATCGAGGATGCTGTCCGGAGTAATCCATCCGGCACTGTCATCGGTTCCGTCATTGTCCACATCAAAGGCAAGGCAATTGCTTCCGACGAAGCTGCCGTTTGCCCTCTTGAAGTTTCTGTACTCCGCACAGACGTAGTCACAGCTGACAGCCCTCCTAAGGGACTCCTCATCCGTGACCTCCACCCTATGCGGATAGATTGTGTTGTATTCCTGGCCGAGGACATCGGCCTTGTAGAACTCAAGCATCGCCGACCTCCTCATCCAGGTTGTTGATATAAGCAGCAGCCATAGGCTCCTCCTTTCTAGTCGTTTGAGGTTGCCCTCTAATAGATAGGCCTCGGCAGAACGTCAAATCTGACGCTCCGAGTAGACTTTTTTGAGTTTTTTCTCAGCTCTTGCCAAATACTTGCTGATGATGTCTGGATCCTTGATGCCGACACTCTTGGCGAAATCCTTGACGGCCATGCCATCAAGCCTCACAGCAATGAAGGCCTCGGCCCAGAGTGGTTTGGTAGCAAGCTCGTCCCTAACCCAGCTGCAGACTGATTCATACTCCAGCCATTCCTCACGCTGGATCTCGTCCTGCAGAAAGATGCTGGGATCTGCAACTTCACTCATGAGAGGTTCTGAGAAATCGCAGTCACCCACATCCTCATCATCATTGGGCATGGCCTTGGAATAACCACGGTGTCTTCTGAGCTGTCGCCAACTGTTGTATTCTGGGTTGTTGATGAGCTCGTCGAATTTCTTCTGGATTCTCTCCTCCTTCTCCTGCTGCGACAGGCCTTCTTCCTCAAGGGACAGGCTGATCCAAAGCTTCTCGGTATCCTCTGCATTGAGTTCGAGATACTGGTGCTGTTTGTCATACCAGATGGACAATTTCATTGATCTCTGCCTTTCCAGACAGCAGAGACAGAAAGACCTCCATCGAGACGTCTGCCGCCCCAATGCTGGCTGGGCAGATCCGTCCCTCCGGAGGTCAGAACCTGGTTATAATGATGTCATGGCAGCACCGGATTCCCTGGCGCCATGGGTACTACCATGCTATGTTTTTGTTAGTGTGCGACTATCCTTTCAAGGCCACTCGCGAACTGGTCTTTTTCAGGAAGTGAGGTCTCGCCTCTATCAAAACTCTAGAGCGAACCGCCAAGAGCCAAGAAAGCCTGATTTTCTGCAACTGCAAGCTGAAGTCTGTCTTCATACTCGGCTTCTTCAATGGACTCTCTTTCAACAGGATCCATCTCGACTGGGTAGCCCTGATCATCGAGAAGGAAATCGTCCTCAAGGCCATCACATGGTTTTGTAGCTATCATTGATTTGCCTCCCAAAAAAACACACACATGACCGATCGCTTCATAATGTGTTTAAGTATTGAGGTTGAAAAGAGAAGCGTTATCATTGGCATAGCCACTTGCGTGACGTTATAATAAAGCAAGATTTCAACCTGACGATTTGAATGTTAATGGATGAAACACTTTGACCTCGGACACAGTTCGGACAAGTTCGGACAATTTTTGTCCGACATAGGAAATGGGGAATGAATGACATTTAAGGAACTATCGGAAGTACTACATCCTGTGCTAGGAGAAGGAGAACCGCTAAAATACTTTATACGGTCGCTGATTTCAATTTTGATGGGAGATCCTGAAGATGAAGCAGTATTCATGCCCTATCAAGAAGAAAAAGCCATCTCCTCTCTGGAAAAGATTGCTTCTGGCATACGCGAGCTTCCACAAACACAAGCAAAAATCATCCTGAATGGCTACCAAACGCATCGGGAAAATTTCATTTCTTGTCTTGAAGACGCAAAAGCTCGTTTTTCATCTCGCGAAGACGAAGACAATACATCTCCATTTGAAGAAATGCTTATCAGATTTCAAGCCTATGGTGTTGTAATTGATGAGACTAATGTTTTTGAAAGCATAGCTGACGCGGTATATAAGATTCTTTGGTCTTATTCAAACGGCAAAAAAGATGGATACGATTTTGCACATGTACCAACACGAGATTGGGCTGGCAACAAGATTCATGGAGTGCCGGTCAGACATGTCACCGTACATGATGGAAAACTAGATATTTGTGGAATACAGCTGGATTTATCAGATAGGCTTACTCCACCAGATGAGATTAATCTTCAGGAAGAAAGACCTTACGTTGAAGCTCTCCTGGAAGCATATCAGTCAGCAACAAAATCAAGGCTACCATTAAAAGTTGAGAATCTAAAACACCTTGGTGAAATTGGGAATAAATTTGCGCGTCATTTAAAAATGCAAAGAGAAAACTTTTATGATGCAGAAACACTTCTTAGGCAATCACGAGATCTATTCTATGAAGGTGAAGAAAAATTCGACTCCTTGAAGCGTACAGTCAAGGAAGGAATAGAACAAACCTATTACTTTGATGATTTCATTAATGCATTCGAAAGAGTAAACGGAGTTTTAAAACAGAGTACGACTATATCACTCGAAAACGATGAGCTTAATCAAATCATAAATGGCATAACGCCAAAAACAAAGATGGGGTTATGCCATGAACTGGTCAATGATGGAACCATCAAATCATGGGAGCTTGATGATGAGTAAACTATATAATTCTCTAACAGAAACAAGTTTAAGGATGATTCTCCTACTTAATGAAATACCAGAACCGGTTTCTGTAGAAAAAGCCACATTCCTTGACTTAGCAACAGTCTATTCAGCAGATTTTGGAATAGGCAAAAAAAACATCCATGGCGATGGAACATATAGTTTTGCTGAATTTACTACAAAGAGAAAGCAAATCTCTGAGGCGATCAAATATCTTGTTGCATTAGGTTTTGTTAGGGTTGAATCCTCTGTAAACGGTTTTTGCTATTCATTAACGGAAGCTGGTTCAAATGCATTCAACTCTCTAGCTGGAAAATACAAAGATGAATACCTCAATTATAAACAACTAGCTATTAGTAGGTTATTCAGCTTTAAAGATGAGGAAGTATCCGGAATTATCAACAAAAAAGCATCCGAGATTATTCCAAGGAGGTATGATGAGCAATTTTTATGTTAA